AACTCAAACAGCGCGTAGTCAAAGTCAGCGTACTGCCGCCCCTTCAAACCGACCCGATTTAATGAACGCTAGAAATGATGGCATTAATATTCAAGAACAGTTTGCAAATTATAATGAGAAAGAACAATCTCAACCTGGTATGCGACCCGAAATGAAAGGTCCTACTGATATCAGCGATTTGTTGTCCGGATTGAAGACAATGTCGGTAAATATGCCTCAAGATAATAGCAACAGTAATATGAATATGAATACAAAAACGGTATCTACTGCACAAAATAATAGTAATGTTGTTTTACCCAAACCTAAAAAATCACAAGGCCATGCTTCTTCGGGAAAAACACCACGTAAACAAAAAAGCGATAAGAATACCGTAAGCTTAGATATTTAGATATTTAAATAATAAATTTGTATCATACATAAAAATATAAGTTAAATAAATTATATTTTTTTACATATTTTTTTACATATTTTACATATTTTTTACATATTTTTTACATATTTTTTTTTACATTTTCAAATTCTACGACGCCGTAATGTATATTTCTTCTTTTTTATTCTATTTTTTAAACGCCGTAAAGTTTTGCGATTCTTTTTAGATTTATTTTTGTTTTTGTTTTTCATTAATCGTTTTGTATTATATTTGTATTTACGTTTTTTAATCATACGATGAATACGTTTACTCTTTCGGTTTTGTTTGTATTTATTTCCGCCCGTAAACGGATTTACTGTTGTAGTATATTTTAAATCTCTATACTCCTTTTTTAATTTATTAAAAATATCTATATTATTAACAGTACTATTTTCACGTATTTCATATATTTTAGATTCTGTTTTTTTAATATTTTCATCTAATTTGTTAATTTCATCATTTATATTTTTTTCCTTGTCTTCTTCTTTAATTATATCTGAATTCTTAGAATCAAGTTGGGATTGGGATTTATTTCCATCACGTCTATTTTTTATACCTTCTATTGATTTAGATATCTCGTTTATTTTTTCACTAATTTGTCTTTTTTCTTTTTCTTTGCCTGTTTTTAATATACTTAATCTAATTAAAAAATCAGAATATAAATTCAATAATGTTTGTATTTTTTCTGATTCATTTATTGTAAGAGATGTGTTAATATAATCATCCTCTAATGATTTTATTTGCTCTATTATATCGGACGCCCTTTTATTCGGACGTTTTTTTTTGAATTCTTCTTTTTCATCATTAGTTATTTTATTAAATATACCTTCATAAGAATAGGCAATTAATAATTCTTTATTCAAATCATCTATTTCTTTTAATATTTCCTTTATTTTTTTATCCAATTTTTCTTTCTTTTTATTAATTATTTCTTTTTCATTTTCATCATTAATATCTTGAAGTAATTTTTTCTTCTTATTCAAAATATTCTCCCAATCTTGTATTATTTTTTTTTCATCCTTTTCATTCTCTATAAACGCCTTTTTTTTTCTAATATCTGATTGAATAGTTAATAGTTCATTGGTTAATGGCTCTAATTTTTTTTTATCATTTGGGAAAAGACTATTGGTTAATTGGCCTATACTTTTTTTTAATTCAGTCTCAGTTTCTTCTAATTTTTCAATCTTATCTTTAATTGTATTTACATTTTTTAAAAATGGTTCAATGTGTTTATGGTTTATTTCATTTATTTCTTCTTTCTTTTTTTCTTCTATAATTGGTATTTTTAATACTTCCTCTTTGGGATCATTTAATAATGCTTTTAATTCCTTAATTTCATCTGGAATCTCTATATTTATACCCAACGCAAGAAATACATTATACATATTATCTGTTATACCATCTTGTAAATCACCAATAAATGACTCATTACTATTATCCTTTGTGATATTTGTATATTCAATACGTAAATCATTTATTTTATTTTTAAAAAATTCATATTTTTCATCTAATTCTGTTCTTTCTTTCTTCCATAATGGCGGAACATTACCAATTTCATATTCTTTTTTATCCAGTTCTGACATTTTTTTTTGCACGCTTGTCATTTTACTTTCCATTTCTAAACGTTCACGTTCGGTTATTGGTTTTTTTCTATCCTTATTACGCTCTTCCCAATCCAATTGTGCTTGTCCAAATATTCTATCTTTTGAAACATCCGTTGTAGGTGAAGTAGATTCTGATGGTACATCTACCTTTTTTTCTTCTTTAACATCACCAAATTTAATACCAAAAATTTGTTCAGCATGCTTGGCGATATTATTTTTTTTTTCATCACAACTCAACCGATTAAAATCACTTATATCTGGATTAATACTTGCGTTAGACAATTCTAATTCAACTGTGATTGTATAAATTAATGAAATTTTATGTGATTGTGATTGTAAATTAATTATTTTTTCATCAGATTCATTAAATTTTGGAATATAATTACTTCCTTTAATTTTATACTCGTTTCCTAAAATAAAAAATTTTTCGTCGTAGGGAAAAAATATTGATTTAATTAAACCTATATTATTTATAATAATTTCTTCCATAGTTAAAGGTTCATTTTTTTGAATAGTGATCATTGAATCATCTTGGATAAAATTAGATAGTGTGCTTTGTCCCAAAGAAATTGTATAATTTTTTATATTGGATTTTTCTATAATTAATGTAGGATCGTCTTCTTTATTTGGATCAATAACATATTTTATAAAATTTAAATACTTATCCAAATCCATAAACACATTACGAAGATCAACCTTCTTATCATCATCATTTGATTTGATGAAATTATTCAAATCGTTCATTGTAATTTTTACAAAAGAAGGAAAAAAAATATATTTTTTCTCTTTATTTATATCATTAATATCTAACATATTAGGATGAAATGGAATTAAATCATACTCTTTTGTCGTTAAATCTCCTAACGCTTTAATATTTATTTGCAAAGTTGTTGTATCTATCTGATTATCATTTTTTTTTTCATCACTACTACTATTATTATTATTATTATTATTGTTGTCCGACATTATAATCTTATATTAAGCATATAAAAGATTATACGATTAAAAATATATTTACGATTACATTATTGTAGAAGATAAATTATTATTGTTTGTATTTGTTAAATATGTGCTAAATTTATTTTGTATATCACGTTTTCTATGGCGTTCTGCTTTATTCAAAATATCTAATGCCTTTGCTTCTTCTTCAGGACTAATGATTCCGTCATTATTAGTATCTATCACCAATGTTATTTGTTTCATTTTTTCAGGTACAATACAATATTTGCTTTTTTCATTAAAAACATATTCAGACAAAATTATAAAGGCAGCTGTTAATAAAATGGCATAAACAATATCACGCGTTCCCATAAAGACAATTGCAAAAATAAGGATTTCACGCGCAAGACCTTCTCTTAATAGTTTTTCTTGTCCTTTTGTGAATTTAAAATCAACATATTTTGATCCCACGTTAAGCATAATCATTGTAATACCAATAAATAATTTACTTGTATTGATATTATTCAAGTACATTTCATTTATATTTTTATAAACATCAGTTATCATCGTATATATTATTATGTTATAATATATATTTTTATAATATTTAAAATTATTTGAAAAACAGGTCCATAAAAGGAATACCAAATGACTTATCCATTAAAGATAATCCTTGCTCTTGTAAACTAATGACCATTCCTATTAGAGCACTAGGTAATTTTAATATTATAAAAACTATATTAAGTAATAAATCTACGATTTGGTTTAATAATTTAAAAATCATAGATGGTAATTCAATAATCATTTTTAAAACCTTTTCCAATGATTTTGCTATTCTTTCAAAAAAATTAATGATACTCATAATAGTATTCGTAATTAAATCTATAACCATATCAGCATTTTGCCTTATAAAACCAGGTAAATTTCTCATAATCGCAAAAATTTTTTTCAAATATTTTAAAAACATATTGTAAAATTTCATAATTACTCTTTTCACAATATTCACCATTTGTTTAGCAAAATTAACTAATGGTTCAAGAATATCTTTGAAATTTTTAGCAAATTCAAACAAACCTTCTCTTATTTTATTTAAAAACGCATATGGCATTTTAATTGTCATATAGGCAAATTGTTCTGCAATGGTATAAGTTGTTTGCACTGTTTGTATCATTTGTTCATCTCCTTCACTTACTTCATAACTTCCGGTTGTATCTTTTTTTTGGTTATCTGCAAGTGATCCTTCACCACGATGTTTAAATGGTTTGTCATTAAAACCTTCTTTAATACCATTTTTATCAAATATGGATAACTTCATAAATTTAGATTTTATATCAGTAAAATTTAATTCATTTAAAAAAACTCTTTCTACAAGAATTAATAACAAAATGGTTAATATAATATATATAATATCGTCATATGACATATATTATATAAAAGTATAATAATTTTTAAAGTAATTAATTATTATTCATTGTTATTAGTATTGTCAATATGAACAACTTTTTGCGAAGATGCAACTTTAGGGGTTAAATTTTCTTGTATAGTTAGCTGGTCTATACTAGATGGGTGAGCTTCTTCATCCTCGCTATCGTCTATTTTATTGTTATTTTCAAATCCTTCAAACATAACTTGGTTATTAATTTCATAATTAAATTCAGATAAAAATATAATTAATAATGCTATCATAATACCACCGGTTTTATTGTATATTGTGATGACAATCATTAATATTAGTAACAATAAACGACCCTTTATTGTTTTACTAAATTTTACTAAAACCAATGGCATTGTATAAATTAAAAAAGAAACAATAAAAAAAATAGTAATTATTTCCGGAGCAACATACATTTATATTATGATAATATTTTTTAATATAAATACTATAGTAACCTATTTTTTGTATTTTATATTTGATTAGTTATGTTTTTATAAAAATAAAAATATCTTATTTTCATATAGATAATGTCATCATCTTTAGCATATTCTGAAATTAATATAGACAATAAAGATGGTTTACCACAAAAAAATGGTCAACCAAAACGTAATAATGCTACTATAAGAAGAAGGCCTCAAATAAATAAACCAAATACTCAAAATGTTGATACTATGTTAAAAATAATTAGTGATACAAATGGTTATGAGAGTTTTCAAGACGGAAACGATGAAAGTGAATTAGAAAATTTTAATCCACCACCAAGACCTGCATTAGAATCATTAAATGAAAATAATCAACACAAAAAACCAATGAATAATAATAATGTAACTATTGATGAGGAGCAACCGATTGTTACAGAAAAACAAAACAAAAATGAGATAAATGATGTAACACAACAAGTTGTTCAAAATCGTGTTTATCCTCAGCCAATAGACAGTTATGAAGGGTATCAAGATATGCCGAAAAATTATTCAAAGCAATTTTATAAAAATTATGTCCCATATTTTAACCAAGATGGATACACAAATGTTGCCTCTAATTCAAACAATAACAAGGATCAACTATTAGATAAATTAAACTATATGATTCATTTATTAGAAGAACAAAAAGATGAAAAAACTGGACATGTTATTGAAGAAGTGATTTTGTATTCATTTTTAGGCATTTTTATTATCTTTATTGTAGATTCATTTGCTCGCGCAGGAAAGTATACACGTTAATAATATAATATACTTAATATAACATACTTAATATAATATCAAAACATCCGATGCTTTAATTGAATGACACGCATAGTTATACAAGAAAAAAGCAGTCGGGTTTTTAAATTTAAGATCAATCCCTATATTTTTTTTAAAGTAATCCACTACACTTTTACTATCAGCCGTCTCCTCTATAAGTAGTATATCAGCGTTTATTTTTGATAAACTAATTGTAAAACCAACAATTAACATATCAATACTAGCTAAATGCGAATTAGATATAATACTTATACATTCAATTGCTCTTTTTTTATCATAGAAGAGTTCTAATGGTCTAAACACATAGATAGAAATAAATTCTCCATTTAGTAATAAACCATATATTTTCAATTTTCCTAATTGAATTAGATGAATTAAATTGGAAATATCGGGTATGATAGAACATTTAAATCGTTTCAATTGCTCTCTAATAAAACCGGTTAATAAAGTTAAATGTTGTTTTCCAATTTCAATAACAGTTATTGAAGGAGGTAATCTGTATTCAGGAAACAGTTGTGTAATATCAAAACAATAAGTGTCATAATACATTAAGGGTACAATTGCATTTAATTGTCCTTCGCGCTTAAATAAACACACACTCACTTTAGGGTTTTCGTGAACGATATTATAGTATAATGTTTGAATCACCTCTGGAGCAATCCCTTTTTTACGATATGCAGGATGTATACACAAATTATCCACATAATAAATTGGGAATGATATTTTTTGATTGTTTTTAATTAAATTCAGATTTAATGGCCGTGCTGATATGAGACCTATAATTTCTTTGTCAGGAACCGATAAGGGTATGCCTTTTTCAAATAATAGTTTAGGTTCTTGATACACGTTAAAAAAAGATGGATGATTAGAGCATTTTAAATAAGCAGTAATATCTTCCATTGACGTTTTATAGTCAGTTGATTTATGAATCATATAGTTGTTTTTAATGAAAGTGCATATTTGTTCTAATTCTATAGTATTTTCATTGGTATCATCTTTTGGATTATCCGGTTCATTTGAAACTTTAATCAACTTATTATTCACTAGATTCACATATTTGTTTAGTTTGGGTAACTCTTTATTTATTAGTCCAGGCGGATTGATCCAAAATTTTAAATTATAAATATGAAATACGGGCTGAGTTAACCAAAATTTCAACTTTACTCTGATATATGCTGTTATAATAAGGTAAATAATAATCATAAATGCAATAATATACAAAAATAGGTGGGATGTAAAAGTTATCATACTATAATAATACCTATAATCATATTATAAAATAGTTATTGGATTTATACTATTTTATAACAATTATGAAAAAACCGAATCCAAAATTTAATTCGGTTTTTGTAAAAAATAAATGTACTGGTTATCATATTGACATTTCGTCATATCAATTTTGGCCGTTACAATAAATCCAACCTCCTTTGCTAACTTTAATACTTCTGACTGTGTAGACAAATAGAAGGCGTGTTCATTCTTTGTAACATTGCCATTTTTTTTATTTTTAAATGTTTCAACCAAAAATGCATTTGGACTATCTTCACTCTTCACACTATTTTTGATATCAAAATTAGATTTATATTCCACCGTATCAAAATGAACAATTGTATTCGTAATTCGTTTTTTTGCGTATTTTTGAGGAGATACTATATAGAAAGGATTTCCTGCAGGAATAATTGGATCAAAATTGTCTCGGTTAACAAGGTGAAGTGCTAAAAACCCACCAGGCTTTAACCAATGCATACAATTATCAAAAAATTGGCGTTTATCTTTAATATAATAGATTGTAAAATAAAAACAAGAAATATGGGTAAACGACTGATCTTGAAACATTTGCTGATTCATAATATCACCTAATTGAAATTTTAAATCAGGGTATGTTTTTTTTGATTCCTTTATCATTGTAGGAGAGATATCAACACCAATACTATCAAATCCGTGTGCTTTATAGCTACTAATATGATGACCGGTACCAGAACCGACGTCTAATATATACGTTTTTTCGGTAGGTTTTGTTTGCTCAATTAAATGACCGACTTCAAAATCGTTTTTTGCTTTACTAAAAACAAGAGTATCATACATTGACACATATAAATCTCCATAAATATCAGGCAATCGTGTATTCATTTTAAAATCATTCGTTTTCTCTTCAAATCCTTCTACTTGTTGTCTACCATAATTTATCATTAAAGATAATGCGATAATACCACCTAACAAATATAAAAACTTGTGTAACAATGTAGTATGTATAAAAACATTAAATGATTTTTTTGCATTTTTGATTGTGTTTGTAATAGGCATTTTGTATATATGTATTATATATATAAAAGTATATTATGAATGATACCGAGATAAATGATAAAAGAAGTAGTGCTGAATTTAAAGGCATTACTTTTTCTAAATTTCAAAAATCAAAAGTAAAAAGTGAAATGATTAAATGTCTGGATTCATCCAAAGTAGAACCTGCTTGTTATTGGGCTGCAGAACTGATATGCGCTGGTCATTTTTCTGATTTATGGGAAATTATTATATTATTTATTAGTAGGTACATTCATTTAGGTAATCCTAAATTGCCTATCTATATATCAATGCGAATACAAAATTTTAAAGACATAATATCAAGTGGGTATATTGGAAATGAATTAGCACTACGAAATAGTTTTAAAATAAGACAACTTTTTTCCGAGATTATTAGTATTCTTTGTTGTTCTAGAAAAAAACATAGTATTGAACCGGTTAAAATACAAAAAAAAGATGAATTTAATATTACTCATATGTCATCCCGTTTAAAAGCACCAAAAATAGAGTATGTAAATGATATTTTTAAACCGGATGACCCCAAAGAATTATTTATTGCTATGAATGAATTTGCTTATCATATATCAAACGAATCAAAAAATAGTGTTAGTGCTTGTTATTGGTTAGAATGGATATTAGAATATGAGACCTTATGTAAACAAAAAAAAGAATTATGTTTAGGTCAAACACGGCAAATTGCGCCAATCCAAGACAAATTTAAAAATGATATTATTTGGATTATATGGGATGTAATATTAAATGAATCTTCAAAAAAAGCACCACTTGTAAAAAAAATTATTAATGCTTTGCTAGAAATATTTAGTATTAAATATAGCTCTGGTGTTAAAAAACGTCGTAAATATTTATTGTATTTTGCAATTTCATTATTGACTGATCCAGTTGATTTAACAATTGAAATAATAAAGAACAAGGATGAAATTGATAAAATTGTTAAAAAAATTGGAGTTGTTTATAAAGATGTTAAAAAAAATGAAGAATCTCTTCAAACCGATTATTTGTTTGCTGGAGTTGAACGTTCAAATTTAGATAAAACAGTTGAACGATTAGAAAAAATGAATTCAATTATGATGCCTCGTTCTTAATAATTATGCAATGGTAATACATATTAATATAATTATTAATATATAATCATATTAATATAATTAAAATGTCAGTAACAATGAACATTAGTGATATTGAAAAACAAGGTAAACAATTACCAATAGTTCCATCACGGGTTTTTATTATACCTTATAGAGATAGAATAAAAGATAAACAAAAATTTATAAATCATATGACATCTATATTAGAAGATGATAATAAAGAAAATACATATGAATTTTATTTTTCACATCAATGTGATAATCGTCCATTTAACCGCGGGGCTATTAAAAATATCGGATTTCTTGCAATGAAACAAAAATATCCGAATAACTATAAAGATATTACATTTATTTTTCATGATGTTGATACATTACCTTCTGAAAAAGGGTTAATTGACTATAATACAACAAGTGGCGTTGTTAAACATTATTATGGTTTTACTTTTGCACTTGGTGGTATTTTTTCAATTAAAGGCGCTGATTTTGAAAAGAGTAAAGGATTTCCTAACTTTTGGGGCTGGGGTCTAGAAGATAATACAATGAATGAACGTTGTTTAGAAGTTGGTCTTATTATTAATCGTTCACAATTTTATGACATTAAGGATAAAAGAATATTACGTACGTTTGATGGATGGAAACGAACTATATCAAAAAGAGATGCTCTTATTCATAAAAATAAACAATATGATAGTATACTTGATTTAAAAAATATAAAATGGAATATTGTGGATGAATATATAAATGTTACACAATTTGATTGTAAAATGAATCCCGATATTCAGATATACAAATCGTTTGATATACGTTATAACACAAAAATTATTATTCCAAAAGAATCAGAAGTTAGGCGTCAATGGCGTATGTTTAAACATTAGTTATAGTTATCTATGGTAAAAAAACGTGTTTTATAAAAATATACACATTATAAATTATATAATTATAATTTTATAATCTATAATTATATACAATAATATGTCTATAAGAGATTTTAGTAGTAGATTTTCAGGTTCATCGCCTCGCTCATCTGTAGGATTGTACAATACAATAACAAATAATACCGATTCTATTTTTTCTCCAAAAAAATCGTCAAGACCTAGAATGTTAACTACACCGTCAAACACAAAATCAATGAAAAATGATTCTATTCCTTTCTCTGATTCTGATTCTGATTATTCTTCAATGTTAGATTCCGGAAAGGATATAATATCAACTACATCAGCTATAAATAGTTCAATTAATCAAGTTGTTTCTCAAACAGGAAACCCTTTTTTACGATATTTGTCTATTTTTATTATAATTGGGTTTCTATTTTTAAATTTATTCTTATATTTAACAAAACCGATCAATAGTAGTATTTTTAATATGTATGATCCTCTTTTAAAAAAAATTGGAATTAATAATGATGATAAACCCCAAGTAAAAAATAATATATCTTCTACTTCAAAAAAGGTAAGGGTAAATAAAGAAGAAAATAAAAATGCTATAAATAAGTTGGAAAAAGCAGTTAATAATAAAAAAACAGTTAATAATATTGATAGTGAAAATATTCAGAAACAGAATGAAGAACAAGGAATAAAGAGTAAACAAAAACCGTTTATACCTGAACCTGATGTTAGTGCTAGCCGTTTACAAGCAAATAAACCGACATCAAAACAAGGTTATTGCTATATTGGTGAAGATAGAGGATTTCGTAGTTGCATAGAAGTAGGGAAAGGTGATGTTTGTATGTCTGGTGATATTTTCCCGACCAAAGATATTTGCATTAACCCTAACTTGAGGGAATAAATGAATACAACCAGAGTTCATTACCAAAGAGGAATAAGAATATTTATTTATGATATAATAGTTTTGCTTCCATACTGAATACTAATAATAATTCTATGCTGTAATTTATCAAGATAAATCTGGAAAGTATCTTTCGTCCTATCTTTAATATTTCCTACATGTTTTTGACGTTTATTATTGATAAATGCATTAACGAAATCTGTAATATAAACAGTGTAAGTTGTAGCATCTACATCTGGTTCAACTATTTGATCCTTGCCTCCACATTTTTCAATTCTTTCCAATTCACATACAATATCTAGACGATATTTCTGAATAATATGAAGAATTGTAGAATAATCCCATTTACTGCCATTTCCAACACGCTTTATAGATTCATATTCGGTATTTGTAATACCAATTACAATAGGAATAGTAGCAGGGTCAGTTGGGTTATTTACAGTAGGCAAATCTACCGCTTCCAAGTTAGGAATATTCTTTGATGAAAGCATCGTTGAGTTTGCCGATACCTTACCCTTCTTCTTCTTGAACCCTGTTGTTTGATAAGAGTTTGTTCCAAATGGGTCAAGATATGTCTTTTCATACTCTTCAATAGCCTTAATTGAAGTTCTGTGTGGACCTGTCTTATGACCTCCTTCAATATATTCACGCCAGTATCCAGTCATACGCCCAGGTAGACCTTGAATTTGGACGTTATTATCTACGACTTTTGTATAAAGTTCGTGAGTTGCGCCAATACGAAGTTTCCAGCGATTTGGAATAAGATTTGCTCTACGAAAGAACCCTTTTACTCCAAGAACTATATGTTGAGTTAAAGGTTCCTTGAAGAATTCTTTGATTTCATCTTCTGAAAGACGGTCAGTTGAAGTGTGATTTCTAAATGCGACAACCTTACGAATACATGCGTTTTGAACGACATTAACATTTTTTGCAGTGACACGCACAATATGAACCCTAAAATCATTACCGTAATTGGCGAGAATATCATCGTCAACCCATTTATCTGCATTCTCAATTGAATTTAAAGAATAAAACTCCTTCACAATACCCTTCTCCAAGAAATCCTTATGCCCGAAGTATGAAGTAGGAATAGTCATTTTATAGAGTTCGTGTAGTTCTCCCCATCGGTAAAGGTCGTATAATTCTTTAATCATCGTAGCACTAATGAAGACAAATAGGTTATTATGCTCCTTCATATGTTTCACGTCTAATACGCCTGCTTCCTTCAAAGTTGTATGAAGGACTTGAAACTCTTTATCTCCCGTATCAATCTCATCAATAATAAAGAGACCATTGCGGATATTCAAAAGTTCTGCTCTTGATAGTTTTCCATGGTGAAAGATTTTATCCTTGAAGCAGTTTGGTGCTTTATCAATCATATCCTTCTCCCATCCAGCATTACTCATACCTGTAAGTATCCTTACATTCGCAGGATTAACTACAAACTTGTCATCAATATGAGTTGTTAAAAGTTTAGCAATTTCAATCATAAGACCATCTGCTCCAACTTTGGTCTTCTTTTGAATACTGATAACACGACGACCATTTTTGTAGAACTTATCTACAATATTAATTGCATCTTCTTTTTGATTATTAAAGATATATTCGGCAGTTGCTTTATCATCACCCTCAAGGAACAACCGATGATTTGTTGCCCTTGCCGAGTTATATGCTTGGAATACATCTTCGCGCCTTGCAGAGATTAATTCAACTAGAGAAGACATTTTGATAATTATTATAATTTCTCATTTACAATCATTGTTATTTCAATTTTTTTTTTACAATCAGTATGGATTTATAATAATCATTATGTTATTATAAATTGTGTATTAATAGTTAATCATTATACATTTGTAGACGAGTTCATATACCATCTAGTAGATAAATATTTATTCGTACCCTTTTTGCTACCTAAATTTGCAGTTACAAAGTTAGTATTTGGACCTTTATTAACAATGCCTTGTATTTTATTTGTTCCTAATGCCTTTTCAAAATACCGCAAATCAGACGTGTTTCCATCAAAACCACCATTCATAGAAACATAAACATCACCATAATTTTGTCTAGGAACACCTTCTAATATGTGACGTTTAACTAAGGTTCCGTTAATGTAAACATCTAATTGGTTTTGTTTTGTAACACGGATAATAATATTAACCCATTTGTGTAATGGTAAATCTTTCACTATTATTTCTTCATTTATTTTTTCAAAAGAATTCATTATTATTTTTAATCCTGCCATATCTCCTTTTCCTTCGCCATCTAATCGTGGTGTTAAGTATACACCAGGACTATTATTTGGGAAATTAATTCCTTCTTCTCCACCTCCACTAACACCTCTAGATATATTATCATTCCCTTTATGGAAAACGTGTTTCATTTCTGTTTCTTTAACACTAAAATCGTTGACAAAAATCCAGACAGACCACGTAAATTCTAAACCATCACGTTGATTATTGGAACGATGAATTGGTTTTGCTCCTTTTTTAGATGGGTTTTGGGGAATAATCATCATTTGTCTAGAGTTTATCATGCCATCAATTAAAATAGGATTATGATCTGTAGAAAATATATATGTTAAAATAAATGAACCAAAACTCAAAACCATCATAAAAACAATAAGCACTAAAATTAAAAAAGCAAACTTGGCTACGATACTATTTGATTGTAAAAAGTTTTTACTTCCTTGCACATATTTATTTGATGAAAACTCATTTATTTTCATTCTATAATCTCCTAATGTCTCGGTAATTCCCATTCTTATATATATTATATAAAATATAATATATTATATTTTACTTACATTGTAATCATATATAGTTTAAATCTCAAAACTGCTTTTAACCTTGTTGTCTTTCACCATAGAAAAACGCAATCTATATTTGCTAATTGCATTTGCTAAAATGCCTTTACCAAAACCATCTTTATATATATTATATGCTTCTTGTGGGTTAGATGCATTTGACCAGTATTTAAAGGCCGACGTCCAACCACTAAATCCTCCTCTTGGCGTAACATTAATATCCATATCATTATCTACACGTGGAACACCAGGAATAACACACGTTCTTACTAATTTACCGTCTAAATAAACATCTAAGGTTCGTCCATATAAACTAACAATAACATTCACCCATTTTTGAATAGGGATATTATCAATTTTACACGTATGGTCGGATGTTCCTTTATCGGTTTCACTTCTTTCGGCTGCGATGCGAGATGCACGTTGTTCATCAGTTTCTGCATCTGTGCCTTTTTTAGGTACGCCTTTATTACAAGCATCACACGCGCAAGTATAACCACTGTTACACGCATCACATGCGGCCTTCGTTGCTTCAGTATCTTTCCAAGAATCACTATTTCCCATAGAATCTGCGCCAATAATATCTTTTCCGGTATCGTAATACTTGATGATTATATCCAATGTATTTGGTTTATCGCCTAAAATAACAGTTGGGCATTTAACACGATCTAAAACAACTTTTTGATCGCCAAATTTATAATTCCAATCATCCACAAAAATCCACATAGAATAGGTATAATTACTAGAATTATTTGCATTTTTTAAATCTTTCGCCAAAATAGTTTGTTGTATTTTTCCTTCTGCCATTTCAGTTAACTTTGTAGATTTTGAAAAAGCATTTACTATAAAATAAATAACTACTAATAATACAAAAACAAGTATTACAATTTGTTTTACGTCCATTTTATATATATTATAGAATAGAAATTAACTATTATATAAAATAATAATAATAATAATAATAATAATAATATCTAAATATTTATCATTTAAATTCATTGGACACCTACCATCATTTTTATATCATTTATAAATTTATTATCAGGATTTTTATTTTGTTCAATATCAATGCTTATATCATCAGATATGCTCCATACATATGGGATTTCCTTTACTCGTAATGTTTTATAACTCATTACAATATTTTTCTCATTTAATACATCATTATAATAAGTAACATTGCATATACCTCCATATATTCCGTTTTCAGAACCTGTAACAATCTCATCTAATCGCATATAAGGTGCTACACCAGAATAAGACCCAACTAAAACACCGTTTAAAAATATGTCAATATACCCTTCATTGTAATTTATAACAATATTATTCCATTTTTGGTAAACAACATTTTTTGATTCATATACAATAATTGATTTATTTTTTACATTATCATCATCTATCATAGTATTATTATCATTATTAGTATTGGATGCTACTTCCGCCATTACTCTTAAACTATTCTTCTTTCCATTATATTCTAATCTAACTTTATTTCCATATTTAATAATATTTGTATACTTGGTATAAGAGCTATTAGTATTTGATGGTTGTGGGTTTAAATAAAACCATCCAGATATAGCATATTTATATCTAAACCTATAATCTTCGCCATAGATGCTTGGTTGAGGGTGAATATCAAAATCAACCTTCAATGTTGTTGGATTTTTTAATTTTTTATAGAACCATGCCATAATTTTATTTTTGGGTATATTAGGATCTGTGTATTGTTCTGGTTCAGCATTATCAAGTGATTTAGTTTCTTCACTTTGTTCCTTTCTAATTCTATCATTCTTCTTATTTTTATACGTTTTGTCAATTTCATTTAAATTATAATGATCAATATCCGGTATATCGTATAAATCATCATATTTCCCAACAACATATTCTTTATTTAAATTTAATGGTTTATTCACGAGTTTATTGCCACTATAATTAATAACTTTATCAAACATCACTGGTATCAAAAACCATAATCCTATAAATAATGCTTCAATACCCAATAAGGTCCATACCGGTTTAGTTGTTAAATTATATTCATTCTTAATATACTCTACCGTGTCTATTAATAAACAAGGTAAATACATAATTACCTTAACAAATAGTTTAAGTATACTTTCTTGTTTTGAATTTTTAATCTTATCTATTTTTTTTTTCATAATTAAATATACAATTGAAAGAGCACCTACTATTAATAAAAATGATATAATATCAGTGAATAATGTCATTAAACTAGTGTTTATTAATAACCATATTACTCCTTTAATTAAAAGCATAAATGCAATAAAAAAAATAATAAGTGAAATAAATTTAATTAGAGCATTTTTTTCAGTTAGATGAATTAAATCAACATCTTCACTATGATCAACTTTCATCTTAACAAAAAAGAATAGCATAACATATGTAAACGCCACACTGATGGTTAACAATTTTGTAAATACTGGATACTCGGTTTTAATTCCAAATGGATTATAATAATATATGATAGCAATAAATAAAATATATTGTACCATTTCCAATTTTGCCAAATGAGATGGATTTAAATACAACATACGAGTAATTCGGTCAATAAAGTTCAAACTAATTACTTCTTTTTCAGAAATTTCTGATAGTTTGTCTTTTGCTCTTTTTAATTCTTGAGTTATTTCATTTGTTTTACTTTTATAAAAATTATTAAATTCAGAAGACATATCTTTGTATAATAGTAAGAAAGTTTATTATAATACAAATATAATATGTATATTTATATTATAAATTTTCAAAAGCAGTTTTTTTCCCATGACAATCTCTACACAAGGCAACTAAATTATCAACATTATTAGAACCTCCATTATCAAGTCTGATTTTATGATCTACCTCAAACCATGCAGGTAACTGTTTTTTACATCCACCACAATTCCAGCCTTGCTGGGCCGCAACATACTTTTTTTTAGTTTCACTTACCGATCGTTTGGTTGCCTTTTGCGTATTCTCTATATTACTTCCTCCCGATGTTAATATTCTTTTTTCTTGTGGAGACATCATATAGCTGCCACCATTACCACCACCAACATTACTATTCCCTCCCGACATATTTAATATTGGTGATAGTAAATCACTTGCTTCTTTATCAATTGGCATATATTTTATAATACCATTTGCATGTGAAATTAAATTGTGTGATTGTGATGGATATTTTTTCATAAATAGATAAGTAGATAATCCAACAAATCCTATACCTGCCATTTGATAATATTTTTTCCAAGATTTTACTAATTTTACATATTTTCCGTCATGATATATATTCAATACAAAAAATACAGTTATACCTATAATTAGTAGTTCTATTTTCATTTATATAATAATTATACTATATTTTATTATATTAATGAAAATAGAACTACTAATTAATAATTAATTAATTCTATATAGATTTATCTTCCACAATGTAATTATTCTTTGTATTGTGTGGTTTTTTTTCAATTAAATGATATGCTATTTTATTTAATGATTCTAATTCCTTTGAAAGTTCACTCACGTTGATTGGTTTAACTGCAAATTCTTTACTGTAACAGTACTTTATTATTATTCTACATAACCCATTTAAAATGTCTTGATGAATCAAATATTTAGCATTATTATTATTATCTTTATCATAAACAATTCCCTTTTCAATAATATAAATATAACCCATTAAAAAACCCCATATATCAGCATTTTTTGAAAATACATCATAATAATATTCTAAATCCTTAAATGTTCCATTTGAATCTACATATGACAATAAAACAGTTTGTATATACTCTATTATTGTTGTCTCAATTAAAGTATTATAATCAATCGTATTATATCCATTATCCAATGAATATATTTTATAAATAGAATGCAATATTGAAACGATTGAACTATAGTGTCCGCTTGTTTTATTGTATTCTACTATATTGTTTAACATATTTACCGCAATTATTTTTAATAATTCTGATTGTCCTGAGTTTGGATTGTATAATTTGGACGATGCTTTTATTTTTTTATATTCGTTGGGTAACCAAGTCTTTAAATGATCATTATAAAATAAATTTGAAAATGGTGCATTATAGTGAAATGTATGATTAGTAACTTCATCCGGAATAGTTGATCCATTATTTTTACTTGCCAACCCCCAATCAATCAAACGAACATTCCCATTATCATCAACAAGCATATTATTTCCTTTAATGTCCATATGAATCAATCCATTTTGGTTAATAGGAACAATACCATTATTTAAAAGTTCAATTAAACTACTATTTACTTTTATAAATGATTTATATTTTTCTTTTTCATTTTTATTTAAAAGAATTTTTAAAATGTAATCGTCAATCTCCATACCTCCATCCGGTATATTTATTAATTTTAATTGTGATAATTTACTATTTACATTTTTAGAATTAATACCATTATCAGTAAATAAATCACATTTTTCATCAAATAAATTTAAATCTGTATCAGATAATTTGGCAGGGTCACATACATTTGTATCCATCACTAAAAAATATTTATCATTATTTGGAATTGTTTTTATAATTTCTTTAACATTATCCATTTCTTCAACTTCCTTAACTACAGATTTATCATTATACATCAACTTTGATATATGTGTATCTTTATAAGGATACTTCATAGGATCAGTACATTTTAATGATGGTCTAAATACACATCCATACGAACCCGCTACTACCGCTTCACCCCCTTTTTTAATTTTATTTTTACGCTTTTTATAGGTTTTTGTTCTCTTGCGTGTTTGTGTTTTTTTAGAAGTTGATACTTTTATTTTTTTACATTTTTTTGAGTTCATATATGTTTATATGTGTATACAGTATAAATTTATTATTTTTTATAAAGATATATGGATAAAAATATAATAAGTATTATTAAACCAAAAAAAACATATTTCTCTCTTCGTCTGCGTTCTTCTTTATATTTTATTTGTTTGGGTTTGTAATGTTCATAATAGTTTACCATTGCATCTTCCATTGTTATTTCGTCCTTACCAATAGACACATTTACCTTATTATGAATAAAATGCATCCATTTGGAAAATGATTTTTGTGAGTCTAAATAAGGTGTTACTGGGTATTTATCCAAAAGTTCACTAAATTGGTTTCCTATAGTTGATATGGGAATAAATAATGGTAAATTATGAATAAAATCATAATATTTTTTCTTAATTGTTTCATTTGGATTATGTGGATATGTTAATGCAATTGTATGAAAAACAAACCAATAATAAGGACCCCACACAGTTGGTTCTAATGCCATTATAATAAACTATATAAAAACATTTAGATTATAACCAATAAATAGAACATATATGAATAATTTTATATTTTGTAATAATTGTGGAAATAAGGGTCATATATTTTATCAATGTAAACAACCTATTACTAGTGTTGGTGTAATTGTTTATAGAATAAATGATAATAAAACCCCAGAGTATTTACTTATTCGCAGAAAAGATAGTATTGGCTATGTTGAATTTATGCGAGGAAAATATAATATATATAGTAAATTGTATCTATTAAATATTATATCAGAAATGACAAATGATGAAAAAGAGTCTATATTAACACATTCATTTGATTTTTTATGGACCAAATTATGGGGTAATGATATTAATACTCAATATAGAAGTGAAGAAAAAACATCCAGAGAAAAATTTGAATCATTAAAAAATGGAATTGTTGTAAATGATGACGATTATTCCATTGAAACCTTAATAAATGAGACAAATACAGTATGTCAATGGAAAGAAACCGAGTGGGGATTTCCAAAAGGAAGACATAATAATCAAGAAAAAGATTTATCATGTGCTCTACGTGAGTTTGAAGAAGAAACTGGTATTTCCGTATCGCATATTAATATATTACATAATGTTTTACCATTTGAAGAAATATTTACTGGCTCTAATTATAAATCATATAAACATAAATATTATGTTGCATATATGAAAAATGATGTAAATTTAATAAATTCATATCAATATACTGAAGTTAGTAAAATGGAATGGAAATCATACGAAGATGCAATGAAGCTGATTAGAAGTTATAATGTGGAAAAAAAAGAAGTTTTAACACGTGTAAATAAAATGATCACATCTTACAATACATATGACATAAAATAAATTTTACAATACAATGATAATTATATATTATTTTACATAATAATTGTGAATAATATATATATACATAAATTTATATACATAAATTTATATAACTATATAATAGTAATGGATAAATCAAAATCACAAAATAAAAAAACACCTACTAAAAGAAAACGGTGCCCAAAAGGAACGCGAAAAAACACCAAAACAGGATTATGTGATCCTGTAAAATCTGTAAACCCAAATCCAAATTTAGAAGAACCTGATCAAGAACAACAAGAACAACAAGAACAACAAGAACAACAAGAACAACAAGAAGAAAGCGAATCACAAAAAGCAAACGGAGAAGAAAGCGAATCACAAAAAGCAAACGGAGAAGAAAGCGAAGAAGAAGGAGAAGCAAGCGAAGCAGAAGAAGAAGAAGGAGAAAGCGAAGCAGAAGAAGAAGGAGAAGCAAGCGAAGCAGAAGAAGAAGGAGAAAGCGAAGCAGAAGAAGAAACTAATTTAAACGAGAGAGAATTAAGAGATAGAAAAGAACTATTAGATAATGCTTCTTTTAATTTTTTATATCCAAATTTAAATGACGCTAATTTTAATATTAAAATCACTGAACGAAAAGAATTTAATGATACAAAATATGATGGTAATATTGTAGCTGATATAGAACAACGATCTGAACAATTATGCAATGCCGATTTTGAATTAGCACCACATCAATTATTTGTTAGAAATTTCCTATCATTTCAAACACCATATAATAGTTTATTGCTTTATCATGGATTGGGTAGTGGTAAAACATGTTCGGCTATTAGTGTAGCAGAAGAAATGAGGGATTATATGATGAATATTGGCATTATAAATAAAATTATAATTGTAGCATCGCCTAATGTGCAAGATAATTTTAAAGTTCAACTATTTGATGAACGTAAATTAAATTTGGTTGATGGAATATGGAATATACGCGCTTGTACTGGAAATAAATTCTTAAAAGAAATCAATCCAATGAATATGAAAGGGCTAAGTAAAGATAATATTATACGACAAGTTAATAAATTAATAGATACTTATTATAGATTTGTTGGTTATATAGAATTTGCAAATTATATTAGTAAAAAAAGTAACATTGACAATGATGGTATAGTATTTAAAGATAAACAACATAAACAAAAACTTATACAAAAAAAATTAAGAAAGGTATTCAGTGGTTGTTTATGTATAATTGACGAAATTCACAATATTCGGGTAACTGATGATAATAAGGATAAACGCGTCGCAGATGAATTACTAAAATTAGTAAAAAATGTAGATAATATGCGTTTATTATTACTTTCCGGAACACCTATGTTTAATTCATATAAAGAGATTATTTGGTTAGTTAATCTAATGAATATAAATGATCGTCGGTCTACAATAGAAATAAAGGATGTATTTAATTCTGATGGTTCATTTAAACCAGATGGTGGTCTAGAATTATTAGAGAGAAAAGCAACAGGATATATATCTGTGGTAAGAGGAGAAAATCCATATACATTCCCCTATAGAGTATGGCCAAGCGATTTTGCAAAAGAACATACTTTTGAACATATCCCTTATCCCACAATTCAATTAAATGGAGTATCTGAAGTTACACAAAAAATAAAATTTCTCTCTTTATTTTTAACAGATATTGGAGAATACCAACAAAAAGGGTATAATTATATTTTAGATCGTATTAAGGGCGGTCATATTGGCTCAAATACACAAATGCCAAATATAGAAAACATAGAAACATATGGTTATACGATGTTAATGCAGCCATTAGAAGGTTTAAATATAATATATCCACACGAAGATTTAGATAATGAAAATAAAAACCTCAATTCAATTGAACTAGTTGGAGGAGAAGGGTTAAAGCGTATAATGAATTTTACAGTAGATCCTAGTACTTATTATCGTAGTAATTTTAATTATAAACCAGAAATAATTGAAAAGTATGGTAGAATTTTTTCATCCGACGAAATTGGAAAATACAGTAGTAAAATAAAAATAATATGTGATCGCATTCTTAATTCAAAAGGTGTTATTTTGGTATATTCACAATATATTGATGCTGGATTAGTACCATTAGCATTAGCATTAGAAGAACATGGATTTTCTAGAGCAGGTAATAATGCATCATTGTTATCTAGTAATCCCAATAAAAAAGGGAAAGGTTTAAAATATGTTATGATTACAGGTGATAAGGGGTTTTCACCAAATACTTCTTACGACATTAAACTAGCAACAAATGATAATAATATCAATGGAGATAATGTTAAAGTTATTTTAATATCTCAAACAGGAACAGAAGGGTTAGATTTAAAATTTATTCGTCAAGTTCATATCATGGAACCATGGTATAATATGAATCGTATAGAACAAATATTTGGAAGAGCAATTAGAAACTGTAGTCATAAATCATTACCATTTAATGAACGAAACGTAGAATTATATTTATATGCTTCTTTGATGCGTGATAATGGAAGGGAAGAGACTGCTGATTTATATGTTTACCGATTAGCAGAAATCAAAGCATTAAAAATAGGTATAGTTAGTCGCGTATTAAAAGAAATCTCTGTGGATTGTATATTAAATTCTGGACAAACCAATTTTACAGAAGAAAATATGGAATTAAATGGAGTAAACCCAATTACAATTAATTTATCAAGTGGTGTCATATTAGAAAATTATAAAGTAGGCGATAAACCATTTTCTTCTATTTGTGATTATATGGAAAATTGTGAATACACTTGCCGTCCTAATAAAGAAATAAAAGAAGAAGATATATCATTAAGCACTTATACTGAAGATTTTATAATGACCAATAAAGATAAAATTATTTTCAGAATTAAACAATTAATGAAAGAGAGATTTTTTTACAATAAACGCGATTTATTAAAAGAAATAAATAATATTAAAGTATATCCAATTTTTCAAATAAATGCAGCATTAGAAATTTTAATTGAAGATAAGAATGAATATATAAATGACAAGTATGGTAGAACTGGTCATTTAATAAATATTGACGATCTATATTTATTTCATCCACTAGAAATAACTGATAAGAGAATTAGTATTTTTGAACGGTCTGTACCATTAGATGTAAAACATAATAATATTATAATCCAATTGCCTCAAGAAAAAAGACCACAAGATATGTATACAAATAACCAAGAAAGTGAATCAATTCAAATGAATCAATCATTTTTATATGAAACCGAAATAAAAAATTTGGTTACAAAATTACAAGAAAAATATAGTATTGCTAAGGAACCAGATAATGATGAAGAGAAAAAGGAACTAAAGAAAAAAGAAAAAAAGAAAGAAAAGGTAAATAAATCTCAACATATAAACGAACATGAAAAAGATTGGTATGTTAACTGTTGGAGTTCCATAAAAGAAATAAATGATATTGATGAAAATACTATTGATTATTTAATTGTTCAGCATATGATAGATGAATTAAGTTTTAAAGAAATAATAGTATTATTAAACTTTTTTTATGATAATCCAGTTAATATTGACAAATACAATAGTACAGATTTTAAATACAATAACAGAGACATATTTAAACATATTGAAATATACATTAAGGATAAAATAAAAATAGGCAAAAATAAAATTAAAGGTTTTTTATGGCAAGAAAAAAATATAAGGGCAATTATAGTTAAACATAATAGTAGTGAAAATAAAAATAATTGGCATATTGCAGAACCTGAAGATGAAAAAGATTTAAGTGAAGAATTTGGTAAAACAAAAAATGATATAATGAGTAAATTAAGTAAATACATTGGTTTTATGAGTAATTTTAAAAATGAAAATTTTGTTGTTTTTAAATTCAAAGAAGTAGAGAATAAACGTGATATTGGTATACGTTGCGATCAATTGCAATCTAAAAGTAGAGCAATGAAATTTTTAATTGATATTGTTGGTGAAGACAAATATAAAGAGGAGGATTGGATAGATAGAAAAAAACCAGAAAAATCATTGGTAAAAATTTGTATTATCCAAGAATTATATCTTCGTTATTTTGAAAAAGAACACAAAGACAATAAGCGATGGTTTTTAAATCCAGGCGAAACTATATTAACAAGTATAGATAAAATAAGTAAAAAAGAATCAACTAAAAAATTATAAATAAAATTGAATAACGATTTAGAAATAATATCATTAATTAATAGTAATATGTCTAATACAGTAACCAAAAAAAATATGGAAACCACACGAAAATCACAATATAATAAAGATCAAGACAGTAGTTTATATAGTGAAATGATGATTACAAAAAGGGTACCAGTACATATAAGTAATATAGGTGACAATACAATAGATATGCTTCAAAAGGTAATTTCAAGAGATATTGAAGGAAAATGTATAGTTGAAGGATATATTAAACCAAATACTGTAAAAATTATTACATTTTCAAGTGGTATGGTTGACGGTGAATATATTATGTTTGAAACAATATTTAAATGTTATGTGTGTTGTC